GGTTGGCTGCTCGGATCTAACTACGGCTGGCGAATACACGGCAGGCGGCAACACGGCCAGCATCGCGTCCGTCGCTCTGACGGCTGGCACCTACAAACTGGACTTGACAAGCCCTGCCGTATGGAAGGGATCTGGAGCTGGATTTACGTTTCGATATGCGATACTTTGGGACGCAACGACCAGCACCCCGGTAGCCTATTGGGATTATGGGTCTAGCGTAACCGTGGCTTCTGGCGATACTGTCACCGTGACTCTTGATGCTACAAATGGCGTGTTCCAAGCTACCTGATAGGATAGATCTATGGCCTTCATAACCGCAGATCGTGTCAAGGACACATCGACCACGACCGGCACCGGCAACATCACGGTGTCTGGATCTGCGCCGTTTGGCTATCGTACCTTCTCAACGGTTCTAAGCGTTGCGGACACGTTTTATTACGCCATTCAAGGCCAATCGACCGCTGAATGGGAGATTGGCGTTGGCACCTACGCCAGCACCAACCAGTTTGCCCGCACAACCGTTTTGGCGTCTTCCGCCAGCAACAGCGCCGTGTCGTTCTCGTCCGGCACTAAAAATGTGTTTATCACGTTGGCGGCGGCAAGAACGGTTCAAACAGACCCGTCTGGAACTACGCCTGTTGCAGGTTCTATTCCTTATGGCACGGGAACCGCCGTATCTTATTCGTCTGCGGGCACCGCCGGGCAAGTTCTTACGTCTGGCGGAACAGGCGTCCCCACATGGACAACTGTGACGGGCACCGGCACGGTTACCAGCGTCGATGTTAGCGGCGGCACAACGGGCCTTACGTACAGCGGCGGCCCCGTTACTACGTCCGGCACCATTACGATGGCGGGCACGTTAACGGTTGCCAATGGCGGCACCGGTTTGACCACAACGCCTGCCAACGGCGCGTTGGACATCGGCAACGGTACAGGATTTACCCGCACAACGCTGACGGCGGGCAGCAACATCACCATTACCAACGGCGCGGGGTCCATCACCATTGCGTCTAGCGGAGGCGGCGGAACGCCAGGTGGCTCAACTACGCAAGTTCAATACAATAGTTCTGGCGCGTTTGCCGGGTCTGCCAACCTTACGTTTGACGGCACTAATCTGACGTCTGGCGGCACTGTTGCTATGGCTTCATCGTTTAAACGCAACCGCATCATCAACGGTAATATGGCCGTTGATCAACGCAATGCTGGCGCGTCTCAAACAATTACAGCGGCGGCGGCGTTAGCCTATACGGTTGACCGTTTTTACGCTTATTGCACAGGTGCAAACGTAACAGGTCAACAGGTAGCTGGTGCAACGGCAAATCAGTATCGTTACCGTTTCACTGGCGCGGCTTCTGTCACTGCTATCGGCTTTGCCCAGCGCATTGAGGCAATCAATTCTGCGGATTTGGCTGGGACAACTGCAACGCTGTCGGTCGATCTTGCCAACAGTTTACTGACGACGGTGACTTGGACTGCCTATTACGCCAATACGACTGACACATTTGGTTCTTTGGCGTCCCCCACGGTCACATCAATTGCCACTGGCACATTTACCGTCACCTCAACTGTGACGCGCTATAACGCCCAAATCAGCATTCCATCTGCTGCTACAACTGGCTTGCAGATCCTATTTACAGTTGGGGCGCAGACTAGCGGAACGTGGACTATTGGCAATGTGCAACTTGAGCCTGGATCAATTGCTACCCCTTACGAGCGTCAAATCTACAACGATCAATTGGCGCAGTGTCAAAGATACGTTTTTTCTACTTTTCCAAGCGGAACGGCATGGGCGCAAAATGCTGGCGTAAATGGATCTGCGGCTGCAATTCCTTACACAGTTGCTGGTGGCGTCTATGGTTATCCTTGGTATTTTAAAATACTTATGAGAACAACTCCTACAATTACAACATACAATCCTTCTGCTGCAAACAATAGTTGGCGTAATATAAATACTGGAACTGATTATGCGTCAACCGTATACAATAATGATGGCCCAAATTATGCAACGCCAATTATTTCTGCAATACCGGCTGCTGCTAACGAATATAGAATACACATTTCTGCAGTTGCGGAGCTATGACCATGTACACCAACGCGCAATATATAACTGATCTTAGCGGCATTGTCTGCGGCATTCGCTGTGACATCAACGGCGTAACAAACTTCGTTCCGCTTGATCCGGCAAACACCGACTACGCCAACATTATGGCGCTTGTCACTGCTGGCAAACTGACCATCGCACCCGCTGAAGGTAACTAATGGCTTTTGTAACCGCAGATCGCGTCCTCGACAGTTCCACGTCCACAGGTACGGGGGCTTTTGTTGTATCTGGTACGCCTGCGGCGGGGTACCAAACATTTTCGTCTGTCATGTCGGTCGGGGACACATGCTACTATTCGATCCAGGGACAAACGACTAGCGAATGGGAAGTGGGGCTCGGCACCTACTCGTCGGCCAACACACTTACTCGCACTACGATCTATAGTTCGTCTAACGCCGGGTCTGTGGTTACGTTTTCGGCAGGCACTAAAAACGTATTTATGACCATGGCGGCGTCTCGTTCGCCTCAGCTTAACGCATCTGGAAACGTCACGGCTCTTGGTACGCCCGTGTCGGCAACGCTGACCAATGCCACCGGCTTGCCACTTTCAACAGGCATATCAGGGCTTGGTACTGGCGTCGCCACTGCGCTTGCCGTAAATGTTGGATCGGCTGGCGGGCTTGTGGCCAATGGCGGCGCGCTTGGAACGCCAGCATCTGCAACTTTGACCAACGGCACAAGCTTGCCTTTAACAACCGGCGTTACTGGCAGTTTACCCATCGCCAATGGTGGCACAAATCTTACGTCCGTTGGTTCTGCGGGCAACGTGCTGTTCACTGCGGACGGGTCTGTGTGGTCGTCTACGCAGAAGATTGTGCAGGGTACGTCTCAAGCTACTACTAGCGGCACCAGCATCACATTTACCGGAATCCCGTCTTGGGCAAAACGCATCACTGTGATGCTTGTTGGCGTTAGCGTCAGCGGCACTTCTCAAATACAAGTTCAAATCGGCAGCGGAACTATCACAACAACTGGCTACACGTCCGCAGCATCAAATAATCAGGGGTCTGCTCTTGCGGTTGTAACATCGACAACAGGATTTACGACTGGCGGCGCAAACGCAGCCAATTTGCACTACACAACATTTAACATCGTAAACCCGTCAGGCTTTGTTTATCAACTTTTTGGAAATGGCAATATTAACTCAGCAGGAACATTTAGCGTATATTTTGCTAGTGGTACAGTCACGCTTTCTGGCGCTATCGACAGGCTCCGCCTCACTACAGTCAATGGCACCGACACTTTCGACGCAGGCAGCGTCAACATTCTCTACGAATAGGAGGCTCATATGGAGCGCATAGAGGTCAACGTTGAGACTGGTGAAGTCACGGTCATCCAGTACACGCCAGAGGAAGAGGCTGCTGCGCTGGCTTATGCTGCATCGTTGCCGCCTGATCCTGTGCCCGCTAAACCAACGCTGGAGGAATTGCAGGCGCAGCTTACGGCTATCTCGGCGCAGATGCAACTTTTGATTGCTGAAGGATAGGTTAATTGAATGGCTTTCGCTCTTACTGGATACGGCATTGCGTCGCTACCGATTGCAGCCGCGCCTGTAGCGGGAAGCCCTCCGGTCCTTTCGGTCGCCTATACGCTGACCGCATCCAACGGTTCTTACGCACTCACCGGGCAAAGCATAACCATTACAAGGGGGTTCTTGCTTTCGCCGCAGAACGGGCTATACTCCTTAACCGGGCAGGCCGTAGACATCACGTATACCCCCTTTACCCCGCCGGTTACAGGACCGACGCAGTACTTTATCGAGATCCGGTCCTTTACGGAATCTAGGAGAATATGATGTCGATTAACCTGAAGGCCATCACGACCAGGTTAGGCTATCAGCAGATCACCTCTCTCAGCTCCTCCACGGCGCTGACGGTTCCGTATGTCGATCTTAACGGCCTGAACTGCCGTCCCGTGATCGCTCTTATTACCCCCGGAGGACAGGCTGTGCGCTGGCGCGACGATAATGTCGCCCCCACTTCGTCCGTTGGAATGCCCCTCCCCGTTGGCGTGACGCTCCAGTACGACGGCGACCTGACCATGATTCGGTTCATTGAGCAGGTGGCTGGAGCCAAGCTCAACATCAGCTATTACGCCTAAAGGTGTCCCATGAACGTCTCGCAGGATAGCGCCCCTATGGATTACATGGATTATTTCCTTAACCAGCTCCCCCGAAACCTGGCTACGATGGCCGCGTTGCGGGACGAGTTGGCCGTCCGTCAGGGCGCGCTGTCCGCTGCTCAGGATGCGGTTGCTGATCGGGCCAAAGCAGCGGAAGAGCTTGTCGTCGCCCGCGCAACCGCTGCCGAGATGGTTGCGGGGGCCAAAGACGCCCGCGCGGCGCTCAAAGCGGATCAAACGCAATTTAAAGATGACCGTGCTGCGTTTGACGCCGCCAAGGCAGACAATGACGCGGCGCTTGCCGCCCGCGCAGATCTTCTGTCTCGGCAGGAAGCCTCTTGCAATGCTACTGAACTTCGTCAGGCTGCTACGGCGGCGTCTTTGGACGCCCGCGCTGCTGATCTGGCATCCGCTACGCAGGCCCTTGAGGCCCGTGTGAAAGCCTTCCAAGAGAAAGTGGCAGGACTTTCAGCTTAACCGACTGGCCGGTAGCCAGGCACTCCTCGGAGTAACCCATGAACGACGAAAACTTGACTGCCCCAGCGGACGCCCCGGCGCCCGCGTCAGAATCGGAAGCTACGGCGGCTCCTATTGCTGAAACTACAAGGCCGGAAGATCAAACGACTGAAACGCCCAAATCTTTCACACAAGAAGAATTGGACGCCATAGTCGGCAAGCGCCTCGCAAGAGAGCAGCGTAAATGGGAACGGGAACAGGCCCAACGGACTGTTCCTACTGCGCCTTCTGAATTACCGCCACCTGATCAATTTGATTCGGTTGAAACTTATGCGAAAGCATATGCCGAACAGATGCTACGGGAACGGGAAGTTCAAAAGCAGCGGTCTGAGTACGTTGAAGCCTACCACGACCGCGAAGAGGACGCGCGGGGCAAATACGATGACTTTGAACAGGTCGCGTACAACCCCAACCTCCGCATCACGACCGTAATGGCCGAGACGATCCAGACCTCTGATGTTGGTCCTGATGTAGCGTATTATCTAGGGTCCAACCCCAAAGAAGCAGACCGCATTTCTCGTTTGTCGCCTATCTTGCAGGCCAAGGAGATCGGTAAGATTGAGGCTACTCTGGTCTCAAACCCGCCGGTCAAGAAATCTTCGAGTGCGCCCACGCCTATTTCGCCTGTTACGGCCCGAAGCAGCGGAGCCCCCGCATACGACACCACTGACCCTCGGTCCATCAAAACGATGACCACGTCAGAATGGATCGCCGCTGAACGAGCCCGACAGGTAAAGAAGCTGGAAGCTTCGAAATACCGCTAACCTCTTACGCCTGAAAGGCTGACCAATGGCTAATAGCATTCTCACAATCGACATGATCACCAGAAAGGCTCTGGAGATCCTCGAAAACAACCTGGTGCTTTCGCGTAACGTGAACCGCCAGTACGATGACAGCTTTGCTGTCGAAGGCGCGAAGATCGGCTCCACGCTGCGTATTCGCCTTCCTGATCGCGCTCTCGTCACCAACGGCGCTGCGCTTCAGGTTCAGGACGACAACGAGCAGTACACGACCCTGACTGTTTCTACCCAGAAGCACATCGGCGTGAACTTCACCTCTGCCGAACTGACCATGCAGTTGGACGACTTTGCAGAGCGCGTTCTGAAGCCTCGCGTTAGCCAGTTGGCTGCCAGCGTGGATGCGGACGTGGCGAACGCTTACCAGAGCATTTACAGCTCGGTCGGCACCCCCGGCACGACCCCTGCCACTTCGCTTGTCCTGCTTCAGGCCCAGCAGAAGCTGAACGAGTACGCCGTTCCTATGGACCAGCGTTACGCCACTGTGAACCCTGCTGCCAACGCCGGTCTGGTCGAAGGCATGAAGGGCTTCTTCAACCCCACCAGCACGATCAGCCGTCAGTTTAAGACCGGCATGATGGGCGAAGGGGTTCTTGGCTATGACGAAGTCAACATGTCTCAGTCTATCGTGCAGCACACGACCGGTTCGCGCTCCACCTCGGACACGATCCTCGTCAACGGCGCTGTCACGACACAGGGCGCGTCCACCATCAGCCTCGATGGCGGCACTGGCTCTGCGACCATCAAGGTCGGCGACGTGTTCACCATTGCTGGCGTGTACGCGGTCAATCCGCAGACCCGTCAGACCACCGGCAGCTTGCAGCAGTTCGTCTGCACCGCCACCGCCACCGCTTCCAGCGGCGCTTGGACCGACGTGGCGATCTCGCCCCCGATCTTCACCGCCTCTCAGGCGCTGGCGACCGTGGACTCGTTCCCGGCGGACAACGCTGCTGTCACCTTCCTTGGTGCGGCTTCGACGGCTTACCCGCAGAACCTCATCTACAACAAGAACGCCATCACGCTCGGCACCGCCGATCTGCTGATGCCGCAGGGTGTGGATATGGCGTCTCGTCAGGTTCATAACGGCATTTCGATGCGTATTGTTCGTCAGTACGACATCAACAATGACCGTATGCCCTGCCGTA